AATCTTAGCTTGGTTTGTGCATCAAAGCGATTATCGGTGGCATGTTCGCTCAATTTATCCAAAAGAATGATACGTTGCTTTGGGTGAATGTAATGTAAATTCAGCCCTAGAAAACCGTCTGGGTATAGTTGTATTGGTAAAACCAATGGGAACTTGTCGTAATATGGCAACTTATCCTTCGTTTTCGGATCATAATAAAAATAGTACATGTGACCAATAAAATGTGAGGTTGTCTGTCTCTCACGGTCCTGCATTAATTTTTGAGGCGTTGGTTTTAAATCGCCAATCTTTGAACGTAACCAATCACGGGCTTGTCTACTACGAGCCGTATAACCAGTCTTTTGCAACTGCTGATTGATTCTATCCATTAAGTAAGCCATAAATGTATTTATTACGGTTTAAATGCCTAAATCTTTTTCCGTAACTATTTTAAATTGCCACCCGTGTGCGTGACAGAATTCGTCGGCCGCTTTCCACTTCATTTGGTTGACAACATAGGTAATGGATTCTCTTAGAAAATTCTTTGTCTTACGCTTTTGTGTTGGTTTTTTGGTCTGTGCTTCTGGTTTTACCTCAACTACATAAGTCATAATGGTATCATCTTTTCTTTTGACTTTGATGATGAAATCTGGAAAGTAACGATGCATTCGTTTGTCAACTGGACTGTAGTAGGGAATAGCCAATTCTTCCGATGACCACCAAATGATGTTCGGATTATCGTCAAACCACTTCATACAACGCAATTCCCAGGATGACCTATAGATTATGTTATCTGGATTGCCGTTATATTTTTTCGGGTTTTGTGGGGTAAACTTACCTTTGTAAGAATTAGTTCCATAAGACATATAAATATGTAGTAAAACTTCAGGATCAACATGGCACTTTTCACCTTATCCGACATAACTTATAAAGAGCAAGCCGCTAGAACAATCGGACCTTTGCCAAATGAAAAATTCGGTACAAATTTACTGAGATATCCAATTGATATTGGATCAGTAGACAAAGGACACTATATGGTTATTCATATTCAAGTCCAAGACAAAACTGAATATTCTTACGAATTTGCTTCAGATACTAGGTCGCAAATACAAAAAAATAGACAGGGTCTTTTTGGACAAACCAATTCAACTAATCTCGGTGGAACTTTGAATTCTGTTGTAGGCGCGGCAAAAAAATTAGGACAAACTGGATCTGAATTTTTAAAAGAGAATATTTCGGGTGAGTTTGCTGAAAAAGTAACTTCTGTAAGTAGAGGTATAAATGATACGGTTACAGATACATTAAATGCCTTCGGTGTGAAATCTTCGGATATTGTTGGTGTTGTTACAGGAGCTGCCCAAGGTGCTGGTGAAGCATTTGGTTCCCTAAATAATGTTAATTTTTTGAGAAGAACAAAAAGAACTACCGATAGTATCGCATTGTATATGCCGAATACTTTAAATTTTACTCACACTCAAGGATATTCTGATTTAGATTTGGGTTCAGAAACGGCAGCTTTGTTGGGTGCTTTTGGAAAAGTCGGCTTAGAGGGCGGAGTAGATCCAAATCAAAGAGGCAGAAACTTATCTCCTTTTTTACTACAGAAAATTGCATCAGGACTTTTGGCCAATAAATTAATAGATTCACCAAAAGCAGCCACAGCCGCATTTATTGGTGCAACAGGACTTACTCAAAATCCACAATTATAATTAATTTACACGACTCCAAGTTTTAGAGAATTTAGATTCTCTTTTATGTTTTATCCTAGAAGTGAGCAAGAAGCACTTGAGGTACAAAAATTAATTAAACGATTAAAATTTCACCAAGCACCAGAAGTTAAATCTGGATCGGCTGGTTATTTTTTAGTTCCGCCATCTGAATTTGATATTGAATTTTATTATAACGGTCAAATCAATCCAAATATACCGACAATTTCAACTTGCGTCTTAACGTCAATAGATATGGATTATGCACCAAATGGTTTTCATACCTTTGAAACACCAGGAGACAACTCTCCTCAACTCGGTGCCACTGGTATGCCAACTGCAATTAGAATGGATCTATCATTCAAGGAAACAGAAATTATGACCAAATTTAATTTTCAAGACTTTAGTCCTGGAGATAGAACATATGGCGGCGCAACTCAAGCCGAAAATGATGCCCTTCTAAAAGCCCTTTATCCACCTCCAATATAATGGCAAAATACTTTAGATACTTTCCCAAAACCATCTATAATTTAGAAGGTTCAAATTCTCTTGACACAGTTACAAATTTAACTGCTAGTTTTTCGTTTGATGAAAATCTTACGGAAAATTCTATTGCATACTATCAGTACACCGTGCCTGATGGCGAAACACCAGAAATTGTCGCAAATAAATTTTATGGTGGATCAGAAAAGCACTGGATCATTTTGAAGATGAATAACATCTTTGATGTTAAGACAGATTGGCCTCTTGAACAAAGAGTTTTGAATGAAGTTATTCGCTCAAAGTATTCCGACAATTGGATAACAGAAACTTTTGAAATGACTGATGAACAAGGTAATCTTTTTGTTACAGAAAACGGGGAATCATTAATCTATGAAACAGGCAAAGAAAGAGATGGACTAGAATGGGCCATACTTAACAATCATTCTTTTTATAAAATTGAAACAAGATTATTTCCTGTTACTGGAGAAAAAACAATAGACAAGTTACAAATAACCGAAGAAGAATATAACAATCTTGTGGAAGAAAGTGCAAGCTATACACTATCAGACGGAAATACACTAACAGTATCAATCACAAAAACTAGAATGTCTTTTTATGACTATGAAGTTGAAGAAAATGATGCTAAGAGAATTATAAAAATTTTAAAGAATGAATTTGTTTCCACAGTGGATCAAGAATTTATTGGGGTAATCAGCAATGTCTGATAACCGTGTTTTACAGACAACACAATATACAGTTAAGCCAAATGGTTTATCATTAGCAACTAAATTAGGTGTTATTGATTTAACTGGCATGTTTGAAGAATTAAACATCTTTGATAGCGTATTCAATCCATGCATGACTGGCACTATTCTTATACGAGATGCGAAAGGATTGTCAAATAAACTATCGTTTGATGGATCAGAAATTCTTTTGATTGATATGGGAAAAACTGAAAATGAAGCTACGATTAAAAAATCATTTAGAGTTTATAAACAAAGTTCAAGAAAAACTGTGAATATAAGCACGGAACTTTATGTTCTACATTTTGTTTCGGATGAATTTATCTTATCACAGCAAATCAAAATATCAAAATCATATCGGGATACTTATACCAATGTCGCTCTTGATATTTTAAAAAATTATTTGTTGGTAAATTCTGATGGATTATTCTTGATGGAAGAATCCAAAGGAATAAGAACGGTTGTTTTACCAAACAAAACGCCCTTTGAATGCTTGGACTGGTGCTCAAAGAAGGCCGTAAACGAAGATTTATCGCCAACATTTTTATTCTTTGAGAATAAGTTTGGATATAATTTTTTGACAATATCAAGTATGTTGCAACAAAAAGCAATTCATGATATTAACTACCAACCTAAAAATTTAGCATTGAAGGATTTAGAAGAAAATGAGATGATGGGAGCTAGATATCTTGAAGTTGTTTCCCAATTTGATTTAAATAAAAATATCAAGCATGGAGTTTATGCTGGTACATTCATTGGCTTTGATATTACCACACGAAATGTTGTTAAGAAAATTGTAGATTTTGATAGTGTGTATTCAACTGGCAATCATGCAAACAAAACGCCAAACATAGGTGTTATTACAAATAAAGCTGGTATAAAAAATACTGAGATGTTTAATTCCAGAAGAGTTTTGTTTTCGTCTGGAATTTTCAATTCAGCCAGTAATTACATTAAAGAAAATGATCCAACATCTATTGATTCTGATGATGATACATATAACTATGTGATACAAAGAGAATCAGCCATTCGAAATTTGATGAATCAGAGATTGAAAGTTGTTATGCCAGGAAACTTTGATTTGATTTCTGGCACGAATGTGAACATAATAGTTCCAACAATCAGCGAACAATCTTCGGAAAAAAATCAAGATAACATGGACAAAACAAAGAGTGGTAAATATTTGATTGTAGCTACCAGACAGATAATTACTTATGATAAACATGAAACTATTATGGAAATAGCGACAGACTCCACGAACAAAGATACTGTTTATCAAAGCGCACAGATACAAAACGATTTAGCGGATTTCTATGGATAATAATTTTGCTGGCATGAATGGTTTTATTTGGTGGGTTGGCGTAGTTGAAAATCGCTACGATCCACTAAAGCTAGGACGTTTGCGTGTTAGAATCGTTGGCTGGCATAATGAAGATAAGAATGAATTAAAATCGGAACACTTGCCTTGGGCCGATGCGCTTACACCATTAACGCATACGAATGCGTCACTTGATATAAAAGAAGGCGATTGGGTTATTGGATTTTTTACTGATGGAACTAACGCACAGAAGCCAGTTGTCTTTGGGCACTTGAATGGAATAAAATCTTCCGAATTTAATACGAATCAAGGATTCTCACCTCAACTTACTGATGCACAAAAGGAAATACAACCAAAAGCAGCCTCTGCAATTGTAATGGAAAAACTTGATGAACCCACTACACCAAGAACAGCAAGGGGTGTAGTTGAGGGAACTCCAGTTGGCATAGCAAATGAAAACCGAGCGCACGTTTGTGATATCAGAGAAGAAATGAAAATGGCAGCGGCTCTAGCAAGACTTAAATTTTCTCAATTGGTACAAGCAATAAGAGAAGCTGTGAGAGCAATCATAAAAGCCTTAGGTTTTTCGCCTGATGGTGTTACCGGAAGATTTATTGAAATTGCAAAACAACTGCTGAGGGATTTAAAATTCATACAATCCATCATAGAAGAAATTAGTGACTGGACAAAAGTGATTGTGGATTTTGCAAGAAAAGTTCGTGCTATGATTGATTGGCTGTTAACATTACCTCAAAAATTATTAGCTTTTCTTAAAGATTGTTTGGCTGAATTGTATGCTTCTTTAAAGACAGGAATAGCAGATTTATTTTCCGTTTCTGGTGGTGTTGGTGATAATACTGAATCTGGAATATCGGAAGCAATGGGAGTATTCGGCGAAATTGTAGATACAGCTAAATCAACTGTTCAAGCAGGCATTGAAGTTGTAGCCGCGCCCACCGCCATTGTAACTGCACTTACTTCACCAACTTCCGCGGCTGATGTTACTAAAGCTGGTGATTTAATAACATCATATATTTCAACTACCGCGGCATCGGACACATCATCAAATACAGTAACATCTGTTTTAAATTCTAGAACAAATTTTAAAATGGCATAAAAATGGCAGATACATTAGCAAATCCCGATGAAGTAAACAAACCAGCCGATGATGAATCTTGGACCGAAAGGGAGTCTGAGGCCAGCATTGAAAATCCACCAACTTATCCGCATAACAAAGTTATGATGACAGAATCTGGTCATCTATTTGAAATGGATGATACACTCGGTCGGGAACGAATTCGTTTACAACACGGTGGTGCAAAAAATAATGGTGTTGGTTCATTCTTAGAAATGCATTCCAACGGCGACATGACCACAAAAATACAGCGAGACAATTATGAAATTGTTCTTGGTAAAAATAGGGTATTGATTAAAGGCGTGTGTAATGTTACAATAGAGGGTGATTCTATTGTGCATGTTAAGGGCAATAAGTATGAAAGAATTGATGGAGATTTAGTTCAAGAAGTTCGTGGTAATGTTACGCAGAATTTTAAAAAGAAAACAAAGATTCTTTCTGATGGCGATATGACTATTGGCTGTGGAGACCCAACAACAGGAAGTTTGAAACTTTCAACAGGTGACCACACATACATACAAGGCGACTTGGCTGTAGCGGGTTCAATTCAAGCGGATATGGTAACAGCAACAACAAAAGTTAATGCTGGTACACAAGTCAATGCTGGTCCTTTAGGATTTGTTTCTGAAGCCGGCGGACTTGCGATTGGTTCGCCTGTTGCTTTGCCATTACAAGTGCTTGTTCCTGCTGGATCAGCTTATATCGGTCAAAGCGTCTATGCTGGTATTAGTGTAAATGCTCCTTTCATAAATGGTTTCTCAGTAAAAGATGTTGCTGGAACTATGTTGAGTATTAGAATGCAACACAATGCACACAATCATATTGGTAATAAGGGATTTCCAACAAGTCCGCCTATTACACCAATGACTTTACTTTAATTATGGAGATTTGAATGTCAAGCGTTTTTGGAAGATTAACATATAACTTTGATGATACGAAGTATGGAGATGCTTTTTATTTAACAACTGAAACAAAGAATTATTTAAACACATCACCACTTGAAATTAAAACTTGGCAGAAAAATGATATTGCCAACGGAAGCATTCAAAACACAAACTACTTTAAGAATCCGGTAATAAATGTAACAAACACGATTATATCCACAGTAAATACATTTAATGTTGTGTTTGCGAATGTTGTATCATTTGATAGCGCACCCACATTAAATTTAGTTTTTGCATATCAGACTATTGAAACTTTAGAATTGGAGTTGGCAAAATATAAGACACATACAAGTAATGTTGCTGGTGTAAATGATAGCACACAAACAGTTACTGGCGATGGTGCTTCAATCATTGACTATCCAGATTATAAAAAATCTGTGGGTTTGGGGCAACAACTATTACAGTTGGTGAATGTAACTGATGGCGTCCAGAATGCTTCTCCGTTATTAGGCAGTATGACAAGTCTTTTCATTGGTGATGAACTTGCATCAAACTTGGCTATAATTACATCCGACTTGCAAGCATTAAATGCGACTATACGACAAGTTGTTGTTGTTGGAGGTGGAGATCCTCCATCAAACACTTTTTATTATTCCAATATAACTTCATCTAACGCAAACACCATAATGTCTCATTTTGCAACAGCCAATACCATGCTTAGAGTGCGGAGAGAACATGATTGGGATTTCTATAGGAATGGCGTTAGTATTGTAAATGACTATTTCAAAGTGGATTCTTTAGGAAGACTAGGAAATACTCAAAGTTACCTTGTGAATAATTTAATCGGCACGGATCGCTATATCTCAAATACCTTAGCCAATACGTAATAAATAGAACATGGCCACAGTAGTAAGCGCAACAACTAGAAAATACAAAGACTTGGACTTGTCTTTCACAGCCCATCCTATAAAGAAGGATGTGAATAAGCACGTTGACGAGATGGCGGTAATCAATTCGGTTAAGAATTTGATTTCAACTTCTCGGTACGAAAGACCTTTTCAGCCTCAGTTGGGCTCCGGTGTACGCAACTTGTTATTTGAAAACATGGATTCCATTACATCTTCCGCTTTGAAGCGTGAGATTGTTCAAACATTGGAAAATTATGAGCCAAGAGTTATCGTAAAAAGCGTTGCTGTTTCGCCAAATTATGAAAACAATTCTTACAGTATCGGTATGACATTTTTGATAGTCAATAGAACAGACCCAATAACAATAAACTTCTTCTTACAACGAGACAGATAAGATGGCGGACCGTTTAAATGTAACCGAATTAGATTTTGATTCTATCAAAACTAATCTTAGAAATTT